TACCAGTATCAATAGCTCTTAAATATATATTAGAGTTCGGTGTTTTACTATTTTCAACTAATCTACTTATTCCTATATTTTTTTGATTGTTTATTATTTTATGAAATTCACCACCAATTCTCCAAGATACATCACTATTTAATTCAATAATAATTTCTTCCTTACTTGGAAATATTTTTGTTGGTATCAACATAATATTATCTTTCACATCTTTTTTAATAAATGAAAATGAACATATTGTATATGATGTATCATCAAACACTGTTTCTTCGAAAATATTAAGATTTAATATTTTAAAACTTTCGAAGAATATATTTCTAATTTTATCATCTTCATCACAAAGGAAATTTAAAGGTAGAATTAAAATACCACCATCACATTCTAATAATGTAATAATTGCAGCTTTATATAAATCAGAAACATTATATTTATCATAAATTGTTTTATCATTATTTTTATTTTTATATAAAAATGGTGGATTTGTTATTACAAATTTATTTTTATAACAAGGTGGGTTTAATAAAGTGTCTTGCTGTATAGTATCTTTCGTTTTCGGATCTATATCATATATTTCCCAATCACCATCTAATATAAGTAAGTCACCGCTACCGCAATATGGTTCAATTAATTTTACATTTTCGGGTATATCATTAATTAAATTCCCTATTATATAATTAGCTCTTTTTGTATAAAATTGTCCATAGTTTTTTTTATTTTCTAATATCATTATTTAAAAATTGTTTTTATTATATAGGATAAAATAATAAAAAAGTTTGATAATTTATCAATCCTTTTTAAAATGAACTATTGTTACATCACAATCTTTTAATTCCTTTTTAAATATTTCCTTAATAATAGAAAAATCCCCACCTGCTAATCCAGTACCAATTAACGGTAAACCTATTCTTTTACCCTTAAATGCAACGTTTATCTTCCGCATACATAATGTTAGTGCTTCATAGTCTATTGGTTTAGAAACACCGTCAGTATGATTCTTACCATAGTTATACTGTGAATAACAGTTTACAACATACATATTGAATTCTATTGTATCACCATCATCAGGGTATCTTTCAAATTTTTGATCCCATTTTGAAAAATGAAGTCTTTCATAATCAATCTGACCTAATTTATTTATATCACCTCTATGTTGTTTTTCTTCCAAATTAAAACCATCAGTATGAAAATGTTTTACAAATTCTAATGCAATTCCAGCACCTTGTACACAGAAACAATTATTTCCTTGTGCTATCACATCAAAGTTGTTTTCGTATGCTAATGTTATTAAATTCCCTTTAATTTCTTTAAATGTTCCCATTTTAGTTATATTTTTATCTATTATATAAAATAACTTAGAAAAAGTTTGATATTTCAAATATTTATATTATCTTTGTATCGAAATCAAAACATAAAAACTAAAAACATGTCAACTGTAAAAACACCGAAAGCAAAGTTATCTTTAAACATTCAACGTGATTATATTACACTTCGTACACCAAACGGTAATTACACAAACAGTTGGGGTGGTGCTAAAGCATCAGGAAAATTAGCAATGCATAAAACAGCATTTACTAATATTGATAAATTTGTAATGTCAGAAAGTAAATTATCTTCTTTCGGTGATGCGATGAACAAACTTACAGATGGTGCAGTATTATCTACACTTTGGTCAGAATGGGATGAAGTAGTTGCTGTTAATGATTTCAAAGCAACTGATAAAGTTGTTTTTACATCTGATACTATGTTTAGTAAGAAATATCCCAGTGGTGGTGTAGTTAGAAGCGTTTCACGTAAAAACGTTTTTATAACACTTTCTGATGGTAAAGATGCGGGTCAAACAATTGGATTCGATTATCAAATTTTAGAACGTATTTAATAAAAAGGACTGATTAATTTCAGTCCTTTTTTTCTTTGTTTATCGTTATGAAGTTTGATTTATCATAATCTACTTGAACTTGTCCAACTTTACTTTTATCTGTTTTAGTTACATTTCTTTTTTCAGTATAAACCACCTTAACAGCACCTGTTCCTTTTGAATTTTCTGCTGCTAATTTTGCTGCTTTTTTAATTACATCTATTGATGGGTATTCATCACCAACTTTAATTACTACATGTGAACCTGGTACACCCGCAGAATGCATCCAAATATCACTTGGTTTAGCTATTTCAAATGTTAGTACATCATTCATTTCAGCATTCCTACCAATATAAACATCAAATCCATCAATGTTTGCTTTTTTAACAACACCTGATAGTTTAACTTCTTCATTTAATTGTTCAAACTCATTATATTTTTTAATTTTCATTTCACACCATTTTGTTGTACATAATATATAAGATAATCTTCTATATCTTCAAAATTATAATTCTTTGCTATTTTTAACATTTCTTGGTAATTACTTTTAAGACCTTCTTTACCTATCTTTATTAAATACTTAACTATTTCAAGATTTCCACTCATCACAGCATACAATAATATACTATAATTACCCACACTGAGGTATGAATCCAATCCTTTCCCAATTAAAAATTTAACTAATTCATAATTAGATGATTCAACAGCGTATCTAAGTACTACACCAAGGTTTTGATAAATATTAGCACCCTGTTCTATTGCTTGTTTAACACCATCTATAATACCAGCTTTAGCAGATGATATTAGCATATCATTTGGTACCATGTCTTTTATATTTCCCCATGCTTCTTCATTAGATGGACCAGTCATTTTATCAAGTAAACCTTCATTAAATTGGTTAAATTTCTTAATCATACCATAAATATATTTTATTTTATATATTAAATATTTGCACATTAAAAAAATTATTTGTATCTTTGTATCTAAAATAAAAAATATGAGAAGAGAAGACATTGAAAGACAGATATCGTTTGGTAATACTATAAGTCCTGGTATCTATTACCATCTATTAATCAGTAGCATTGAATCTAATTCAATAGATGATGTAGAATATTCTTTTAATAGACTTTTATCAGGGTCAAAGGATATTTTAAGAAGTCAAGAAATTATATACATAACGTGTGATAATGAAGCACCCGAAATATTAAGGTTCTTTTTAAAGAATGGTATTAAGATAACTGTTCCATTTTTTTATGATATTGTTGATATATACAATTCTTGTGATTCAATATTAGAATATATTAAAATAATATCCGAATATGTTGATATTAATAAAGTTCCGAAATTATTAGCATTAGCGATAAGTTTTGGTTCGTATGACATGGTAAAATGTCTAATTGATTTAGGTATTGATATTCATAAGCAAAATGATATTGCAATTAGACAAGCTCTTGACAGTTATGGGGAATGCGGATTAGATTTATTTAAATTGCTTATTAACAGTGGTATTGATATTCACACTAATAATAATTTCATTAGTAGATACGCAGAAAACTATCATTTTTCCGAATTAAAAGAGTATTTAACTGAAAATGGAATCTAAAAGAAATCTATTAATATATTTAAAAGGTTATTCTTCCGATGAATTATCTACTAATATCAAGAGATTTTCTTTTGATAGGAAGATGAATATAGCTATTAAGAATAATATATTAAATTTATTTAAAGAAACTTATGAAAAAGGTGCATATTTTTCTACTGATGATAAAATACCATATACAAAAACATATAGAAATACATTAGAAAAAGTTGGATTATATTGCGATTTAGAATTTATTAAGCACGTTGTTGAAAAATGTGATTATAACAGTCCTAAATATTTAGATATATTGTTTCATAATTGTGTTATGAATAGTGGTAAAATTGATGCAATTAAATACTTAGTTAAAAAAGGTTCTAATGTTTCATCTTATGATTTATTATTTTCAATATTATATAAAAATTTCGACTATACTAAATATTTTTTGAAATTAGGTATTAATTATTTAAATAGTAATGACTTATTTTCAATTGTGATTCAAGATTCAGTAGAGATGTCAATTAAATTCATATATGAAAATAAAATTAAGTTTAATCATCATAAAATGCTGATGGAAATGATTAAAAGAAATGATGGAAAGATGGAAAATTCTTTTAATTTTATATTAAATAATTACAAGGTTAAAGTTAATTTAGGAAATAGTAGAACTGATAATTTATTATCAGTTGCTGTGAAATTTAATAACATTAATATAGTTAAAATGTTAGTCGAATATGGTGCTAATGTGAATTATGAATCAGGAACACCATTAAGGATAGCACTGGAAAATAACCATAAAGATATTATTCTGTATTTAGTTGAAAATGGTGCAAAATTTTATTATTAAATTCTGCACCATTTTTTATTTTATATATTTTAATAATTCTTTATCATAATCGTAATGTTTACCATGCGATAATTCATGGGTTCTTACTATTTTTACTATCTGTTCCAACTTAGGGTTAGTTTTCCATATTATCATAACTTTGTTTGAATCAGGTCCAAATGATTGACCTCTATCGTTTGTTTCTTTATCTATAATACCAACAACATCTGGATCTTTTAATAAGTTAAAGTACATTTTTCTTGCATCTGATGTTGACTGTTCATCTGAAATTAAATATCCTTGATATTTTAAGAATGCTTTATATATTTTATATCCTAAACCAATCCCCAATACTTCTTCTTTTATAGATTTGGAATGTATTCTATTCTTTAGATGACCAAAATAAATTTTATTATTTTTAATATGCTCTTTTTCAAAAAATGGATTATCAATTAAATGATATTTTTTAACTTTATCATTCAATGCTTCATCTTTAAAATCAACGAAATAAAAGAAATTATCACGTGTATGAAATGTAATATCTTCATATGAAATATTTTTTAATATATTTTTTAATTTGGATATTTCAATTGATTCATAATCAGTTACTTCTTTCCCTTTTGATTTATTATTAAAATATAATATTTTACAAAGTTCACTTTCTTTAATTTCACTTACTTCATTAATAAATTTCTTGTAATCTTTTGATAAGTATAAATTTTCTGATAATGAATAATCATCTTTTTCAGTATAATATAATCCGTAATATTCATTATTGTTTTTGAACAGTTCATTAACTATTTCATTTGAAACACCCCTGAATGTATATGACGGTTCTGTTCCCATAAACATTTTTGATAAAAAATTTTTTGTTGCAGTTTTATTTAACAATTTCATTAATGCTAATATAAATTTATAATTTTGTTCTTTTATCTTTTCATCGGGAAATATTCTAATATCACCTGTTTTATTTATAGTAAAGATTGGATTAAAATCGGAATTAAGTGAAAAATAATTATTTTCCCTCACTTCAAATTCAATATCATCTACATTAAGTTTTTTAGCTTTATTATAAATTACTTTTGAAGAATCCTTATCATTTTCATTTTGTTTTTGTTTTGATTTAACTATATTGTCATTTTTAGACAAATAGAAGTTAGGGTTTTCTTTAAACCATTTATCTTCTATCGTTTCATTTATAATAAAGTTATTAAATCTTTTAAGTTTCATATTTATGTTTATTTTAATTAAACCACCCACCTGTTCCACCACCATGAACACGCTTAAAGTTTCCTGGTTCGTTTTTGCTATTTTTATATACTTCACAATCATCACCTTCCTTATCAAATATTAATTTAACATTATCACCTACTTGTGGTCTTTTAGAACTATTAAAAAGTGATGTACTAATATTAAGTTTAACTACATTACCATTATTATCATTTACATAACACTTGTAATGTGGATCATTTTTATCATATACGTAATGCCTTTCTTCTATAACACCATTAACAGTTTTATTTGAATATTCAATATTTGGAATTTTTTTACCATCGTGATTTTTAATAGTTACGCTTGTACAAGATGCAAGGAAAATTAAACCAGCTATTAATAAATGTTTCATATTTAATTCTTCATTTTGTTTAGGGAAAAGTTCATCATAATATTCATTAATTCTATCTTCTGACCAATTTTTAACATCATCTGCATCTAATCCAACACCATTGTCTTGACTATTAATATATTTAATAATATCTGATAATTTGCTTTCAATACTCTTTGTTAGATTTGGTGTATATTCTTCATTGAATGTTTTCCAATTTTTAACGTTTTTCATATTATTATTTGTTTTTATATATACGATTGTATTCTTCTATTACATCGTCATCTTCCCATTTATCAATTTCTTTTCTTGAATATGAAGAACCATCATCTTGTGAATTTAAATATTGCAAAACTTTATCACGCATTTCTTCAATTGTTATATCATTTTCACCACCCATATAAAAAAATTCTTCATTGAATGTTTTCCAAGATTGAATTATTCTTCCATTGTTTGAACTTTCTTTATAATTAGTAGTGTATAAGTTTTCTATTTTATTGATTGCTTTTGTTCTTTTAGTTTTAGCATTCTTTTTATTTTTCATTGTTCTACCAGCTTTTCCTTTTGTGTACATTCCACCATTTGAACCTATATCACCGCTACCTTTTTTACTACCAGCAACGTCACCAGGTTTAGATGATGGTTGTGCTGAAACTATTGGACCCATACCACTTGTATTAGCAAGTGTTGCACTTGATGTTCCTGAACCTGTTGAAAAAGAACTACCTGAATCATATCCACTGACAGCACTACCCATTGCACTTGTATATGAACCCGATGCACCACCACCAACAGCAGTACCACTTCCTACAACAGCAGTTGTAGAACCATCAGATTCATTAACACCTTTTGTACTAATCAAGACATTATTATAAAATTTATCTAATTGATTGTCTTTTAATGCAGAAAGGTCATCATGGTCTGCGGATGGATTATTAGGATTTTCATCATTATCCAATATGAATTGTATTTTTTCTTCTCTTGTTAATTCTTTATCTTCGAATCCTTCGAAATCTTCAAATTTTTTAATCATTATTTTGGTTCTTATTTTTTATTATATATTTAAATTTAAATTTCATAGTTCTTATTCTTTTCTGCATTATATTCATATGTACCATCATCGATCTTTCTATAATCTTGACCACCATCTTTAAGTATAACTCTTACTGAATTTTCAGGGTTTATTTTTTTACCATAATATTCTGAATAAACACCATTTTCAAAATATTCATTTTCATCTTCATCATAATCATAATTCTTTTCAGCATAATCTAATGTAGCACTTTCACCGTTTGAAAGTGTTATATAATCATCATCTTTTCTAAATCTATCTTTAACAGATTCGTAGTGGTCACAATCTTTCATTTCATCGTCTCTATATTCATTTTCAATCCAAGAATTATAATAATCAGAATAATAACATTCTTCCTTTAATCTTTTGGTATCATTACCTGCATCACCTTCTAATACAAAATCACCACAGTCTACCATATTTTCATCTGCATAATCATTTGCTATATCAACACCATAATGTTCAGAATAAAAGCAATCAGGATAATTTCTATAATCATCAGACCATTCACAATAACTATAATTACTAAAATCGTTTTCTACATCAATATATTCACCATAATAAGCACTCCAAATTCCTATTGATTCAGTTCCACCATATGTATCAACTAATTTATCTATTTCATCACTTGTTGGAAATAAATTTTTATTATTAGATAAAGCATTACCATTATAATATTTCATTGTATCCATGTATGGGTATTCACCTTCGCTATTAATACCATTAACCATTAAATTATGATAAATTATATCATGAACTGCATCAATAATATGTGCATCTTCTTCCATATTTTGATACTTTTTATATAACCATTCGTTTTTTACAGCATATTTTATAAAGACATCTTTAAGATGTTCTTGTACATAATATATCCTATCCATGAATTTCTGTCCATTAGCTGCTTCTCCGTCCATTTCATCTAAGTTCCATACAATTGCTCTACCAATGATTAAATGTGTCTCTGATGGGTCTTTAAGGATTAATAAGGATATCTTATCAGGGTTAATAGCATAAAAATTTATATAATTAGCACATCTATCATATCTCATACAAGAATCATGCAGTGATCCACTACCTGCATCCGAATAAAAACCTTCATTATAGTATTTTACTATATCTTGACCCTTAACTAATTCAAAATTTACGTTTAAATCATTCAATGATTTAAACATATTAACAAAATCTTCAATTTCAGATGATGTGAATTCATCATCAAACAATTTTTTTACAATTCTACCAATCGTTGTTTCAGAACGACCTTTACTTGAAAAATATTTTTCAGTACGGAACATTTTATTAGTAATATCAGTTAGGTCATAATCCGATAATGGTTCATCTCTTTTTAATTCTATCCCTAAATCTTTAGCTACAAGTTCAATTGCTTTACTTGATGTAAAAAATGAAATACCATCAAGAACTTTTTCGTCATTACTATCAGCTTTATCAATTAAATCTAATAGTGTTATTTTAAATCTTTTGTCTTTATCAATCTTTTTATATGTTTGAAGTATTCTTGTTGCAATAGGATTATTCATATTTTTTAATACATAAATTAATCTATTTGATAAAATAAGCATAACCCTATCATTTTTAACAGCTTCCATCAACATATCAAAATTATATTTATCAAAATTATTTATTATTTTCATTCTTTTATATCTTCTTTTTTAACATCATTATCATATAAACGACCATGATAATTATAGTAAGTTCCATCACCATCTATTCTCCAATCTATTTCAGAATCTGTTTCATATTCACCCTTTAGATTAGGTACTATATATACAAAAAGTGTATTTCCATCAGCACTGTGATCTAAATAAGAATTATAATGTTTTGACCAAATACCATCAAAAACATTACCCTTTAAATATTCACTGTATTTTATATTATATGGTTTAGCGTAGTCAGTTGTAGAATATTTACCATTATATAATTTAATAGTATCTTCGGGATTTCTTAATCTTTCAGATTCATCACCGTCATCATATCTATAATAATCACATTCAATCATATTATCTTTAGCATAATCTTTTGCTATATTTGCATGATAAAAATCGGAATAGAAAAGATCATTATAAAATCTATAATCATCTATAAATGCACAACGTTCATATTCATTATCAGATAAATCAATATCCTTTTTATAAAAATCACTCCATATAATATCAGAACCAACAGAAATATGACTTCCATCAGTACGATTTAATTTTCTATAACTATCATAACTATCTTCATCTATAACATAATTACTTAATACCCCATTTGTATAAAATTTTAACGTGTCCATGTATGGATATGATTTATTATCATTAAAGTCTAATACTTCTAATTTTATAAATGAATTTTCATTATTCATTGGATCATGTAGGTAAGTATCTTCATACATGTCTTGTGAATATTTATATAACCATAAATTTTCTTCTGCATAACTTTTAAAGTGATTTTCTAAATAATTTGATGTGGTGTATATTCTATCCATGAATATCCTTTCTGATGGTTTATCTAATGTCCAAACTAAAGCTCTACCAAGTATTTTAGAAGTATCTTGTTTATTTTTCATAATTAATAAACTTACTTTATCAGGATTATTTGCATAAAATTGTATATATTTTGAACATATATTATGTCTCATACAAGAATTATTTAATGAACCTTCTGCAAGTGTATATGTATTTTCATTATAATATTTTACTATATCTTCACCATTAACCAATTCAAAATCAGGGTCTTCCCTAAAAGATTTATATAAATTAACAAATTCTTCAACTTCTTTATCTGTAAATTTTTCAGGAAATAACTTTTTTACAACCCTACCTATTGATGTTTCAGACCTTCCTGTAATATCAAACATGCTTTTACCATATCTATATTTAGCTAACATAGAATTAAATTCTGCGTGTTGATTATTTGGTATAATCTTTCCTGGTTCCAAGGTAGTACCTAATAGTTTAGCAGCTAATGAATATGCTTTATTTGATTGCATAAATGAAATACTATCTAATATTTTTGTACCATCTGGATTTTCCTTATTATTTATATCTAATAAGGTAATTTTATAACCGTCATCACTCCAATTTCCATTAGCTGATAATAAATCAGATGCAATATCATTAGTCATAGCTCTTAATACTTGTACTAATTCCTTTGATAATACTAATATTGCTGTATCAGATTTAAAATCTTCTACTATTAAATCTAATATGTATTCATCGTAATTATTTAATAAATTCATTTTGATGTGTTTCTTTTTAATTTATTATATATTAAAAATGAACAACAAAAAAAAAGGATTAACGTTTGTTAATCCTTTTTAAAAGTTTAGTGAAAAAATTTTCTTTCTTTTCACAGTCATTTTTTATTTCAATCTGTATGTCTAAAATATGGTCATAATCCTTTTTTATGTACATCCATCTTTTATCATTGAGGTTAGACATCAATATTACATCATATCCTTGTAATATTGCATCTTTTACTGCAAATGTTTCCAAATCACGAACAAAATTGTCCTTTATTTTTATCTTATTACTATTATACATAGCACGTATGTCTTCTTTATCAATAAAAATATAAGTAGTATAATTTTTTTTTGTGTAATCTAAACCCCATTTTCGATTATTATTGTAATTTTCATTACTTAATAATATAATTTTTCTTCTTTCCATTATGTTTGTATCTTTTCTTTTAATTTTACTAATAATAATCTTCTTTTTAGAAATATTAATGTTTCTATTATAGAATTTAGTATATATTCTTTTCTGTTATTATAACTCCACATATAGTTGTTTCCACCACCTAAAGTTTTAAATTCATTGTGTGTTTTTGAATATTCTTTTATTAATAAATTAATATCCAATCCTTGTGATAAGAAAATTTGATATATTTCTAAAATATCTTTCTTATGATAACCATCAACCTTATATACAAATTCATTATACAATGATATTTCTTTAAAAATGATAGTAGAATTACTATCATTTAGTAATCCAACTTCTACAAGTAATTTAAAATAAGATAAAAATTCACTATAATAACCACGTAAGTTATGCAAACCCCTTATCATAAACGTAATATGTGATTTTTTATTTTTTACTATATTTATGTAATTTATAATATCTGAATCGTAAAATTTTTTGCGAACATCCAAATATTGTGATGGTGTAATAGTATCAATCACATAATCAAATAACATAGTATATTCAGAACATAAACTATAATTATCAAGTTTTATTAATAACTTTATTATCTGTGACTTAGTTAATGTTTTAATTATAAGTAAACTAAAAAATTCAATTAAATTTCTATCTGAATGATAATATAAATTTGAGTTAACTGATAATAATGAACTTAATAATTCATATAATCTTATCTGATTGTTTTTAATTGTTACTTTATCCCTTGGGTTTATAATATTATCAGTTAAATATCTATCTATTAATTTCAATGAATTAATTGTAGACTTTTTCGAAATATTATAATAAAGCAAAAGTGCTAAATTTCTTAATTCACCAAGTTTTTCTACCCTTTTGTAATAATCATAAAATGAATTACCTCTATCATATAGTTTTAATATTTCATAATTGTATTTTATAATTCCTTTATACTTAGTATAATCAACTATCGGTTTTATACTAAAATATGAATCTTCTATATTTATATGCTTATCAAAAATATATTTAAATACAGTATCATCTTTTTCTAATATAGAATCTATCCCTCTTTGATATCTATCTTGCGTAAATTTAGTAATATCTTGGGATTCTAATATTTCATCTATTAAATCAATATCAGTTGTTCTACCAATACTTCCTAATAATAAATAAGGGTATTCTTTAAGTTCTTCTACTGCTTTATATTTGTACATAAAAAAAGATTATTTAATTCTACTATAATATACAAATATACTATAAAAGTTTTAAATAACCTTTCTATTTTATTAAAATTAATCTTATTTAACGATAATTAATAATGTACAAGTTGGACATATATAATATACACCATCACCCGTTTGTATTAAAGTCATTTCAATTTGACAATTTGGACATGTTTTCATTTCGTTAAATATATTTTGTGATCTGGAAGGGATTCAAACCCTTGACATTTTCATTAGAAGTGAAATGCTCTATTCAACTGAGCTACCAAACCATTTTTGTTGTCCAACAAGGATTCGAACCTTGACACCAAGAACCAAAGACTTGTGTGCTACCATTACACCATCGGACAATTTAATGTTGTTACTATTATATATATATTATTCTTTTGGTCAAAAGTTTAATAAATAGTAAAAATAGTTTGTTCTTTTCTATTTAGAACAAAAAAGAACAAACTATAAAGAGCAGAAAAAGGGATTCGAACCTTCGGTGTGATATTATCTTTCCAGCTTGGAAGGCTGGCGAAATCGACCACTATGCGACTTCTGCATATAACATTTACATGTTGAGCAGATAACGGTAATCGAAACCGCATCCTCGGTATGGTAAACCGATGCACTAACCATTGTGCTATATCTGCATATAATATTTAAAGAGCAGGTGAACAGAATCGAACTGTCATCCTGAGTTTGGAAAACTCACGCACTAACCATTGTGCTACACCTGCGGTATTTTACGTCCTGGAAAGGACGGGTTCTACTGTTTTCCTTCATCCTGCAAAATCATTTATAAATCATACTTATAAACATAATTGCAATACTTTAAAATTATTACTTTATATAATTAAACTTTAATCCATTTTCTTATTGTATTATCACAAACACCATATTTTCTACCTGTTCCACAATATCCTAATATTTCAACATCTTTAATTAATTGACTATGTTGGGGTCTATTTTCATTAGATTTTTCTAATCTGAATATTCCTTCACATTTTTTACATTTCATTGACCGTTTATCTATTTCTTTACCACAAGAACAAAAATTATTAGACTTTACTTTTGAATTATTTTTTGTTTTTTTTGTCACTATTGTTTTTAATTTTATTTTTGATTCTATTTTATTTATTTTATTTTTAGAACCAAAATTATCTGTTTGACTATGACAATTTGGACAAAGAACTTTTAAATTATTTAATTCATGATTTCTATTATCACCATCAATATGATGTAAATGTAAAGATATATCTTTATCACACCATTTAATTATACCACAATTTTCACATTTATTTTCTTTAAGACCATTTTTTATTAATTTAATTCTTAATAAACCAATATTTGTATATGTGGATTTTTTTATTAAAATATCATCTAACGACATTATTTTACCAGGGTATTTATATTTTTCCCCTTTGTTCCATCCTTGACCTATAAAGTGTGAAATATCAATACTATATTTATTAATTAAATTATGTACTCTTTTATAATTTCCACCTACTGGTCTTATATTTAACATTCTACAAACATCTGCAATCGAGAAAGATTCTTTAAATATTTTTTTTATTTCTTCTATATCAATAATTTTCATATTTTTTTTTAATTATATATTATATAATTAATAGTCAAAAAAAAATATACATTTTGCGTTTATGCTTTGTACTTGTAGACGGGATCGAACCGTCACGCTTTTCAGCATATGTTCCTAAAACATAGGTGTCTACCATTCCACCATACAAGCATATGTACTGATGATGGGAGTCGAACCCACACGCACCTTACGATGCAACAGATTTTAAGTCTGTCATGTATTTCCAGTTTCATCACATCAGCATATTATAGTAACTTAGATGGGATTCGAACCCATACGTCTTTCGACACTACATTTTGAGTGTAGCATGTTCTACCAATTTCATCACTAAGCCATTTTGTCGAAGGGTGAAGATTCGAACTTCAACAATAGCTAAATGCACCGCTATTTCCACATACCTCCGTTATTGTACCTAAAGTGGGACTCGAACCCACACACCTACTTTATTCGGTAATAGCCTCTTAAACTATCGTGTCTACCATTCCACCATTTAGGTATTTATATTGTTGCGAAAATGGGATTCGAACCCATGAAATCTTACGATAACACCTTATGAGAGTGTCCTATTTGACCGCTTTAGTACTTCGCAATATATTTGTTCCCCAACCAGGGTTCGAACCTGGATTACTGCATCCAAAGTGCTGTGTGGTTAGCCATTACACTATTGGGGAATATTTAAAGAGCCTTCTGTCAGATTCGAACTGACGTGTCTTATTCAGATCTTGATTACAAGTCAAGCGCAATCGACCACTATGCGAAGAAGGCATTTTTATTTAATGGTGGAGAATATCGGGTTCGAACCGATGACCCCTTGCTTGCAAAGCAAGTGCTCTAAGCCAACTGAGCTAATCCCCCATTATTTACTTTTTAAAGTGTGGAGATGTGGGTAATTGAAACCCAATTTATTGGTTGCAAACCAATTGTAATAGCCGTTATACGACACCCCCTTGTTGAATTTTTGTTTTTTTATAGAAAAAATTCTAAAATCTACTTGGGTGAAAGGCGGGTCTCGAACCCGTGACCTTCTGAACCACAATCAGACGCTCTAACCAACTGAGCTACAATCACCATATATACTTATTTTTCAATAAGTTTGTCGGGATGAAAGGACTCAAACCTTCAATAACCTTGTGACCAAAACAAGTAACCTCATCAATGGATCGCATCCCGATATTTAGTAGAGTAGACAGGGCTCGAACCTGCGACCTCAACATCCCAAATGTTGTAATCTTCCAACTGATATACTACTCTATGTGGGTGAATAACGAGGCTCGAACTCGCAGGGACCTTTTTTAAAGGTTCAGGGGCCACAACCCTATCGGATACCATTACCGTTTATATTCACCATATTAACTTATTTTACAATAAGTTTGTCGGGATGACAGGGCTCAAACCTGCGACTTCTTGCTCCCAAAGCAAGCACTCTTTCCACTGAGCTACATCCCGTTATATTTGTCCAAAATGTCAAAGAACTAATTTTTTTTGTGTTTCCAAAGGGATTCAAACCCTTATCGTCTGGTCCGTAGCCAAGTGTTCTATTCGTTGAACTATGGAAACATATTTAAAAAAGAAAAACCCAATTCAAGTTTCGTTGAATTGGGTTTTGCATATTTCGTTTTATAATCTATCTTACATAATAATTATGTTTTTAGTTATACGATTACACGTACCCAATCCAGTGCCACGACCTCCTTGAGGTAGTTGTGTTGGTTGTAAATGCGCCATATGTAATCTAACTGTTGTCATAATATTAATTTTTACTTGTTTTGTTATTTTTATATATTTAATCAGAAAAGTCGTTTTTTTCCATTTTTTCTGATTGTGATACAAAGGTAATACAAATTTTCCGAATTACCAAATGTTTTTCAATTTATTTTCATTTATTTTAAAAATATACTTATTATAGTATGTTTAATTTAAAAAGTTTGATTTATTATTGAATAAATACGTTTTATTTTTGAAATAGACTTTTTATTTCTATTTTCTTTACAAAGATAATACAAATAATTGGATTATACAAATATTATATCAATCAATACCTAAATTAAATTTTCTTGCCCAGAAGCATCCTTTATTTAATGCTACTTTTACATCAAACCCATCTAAAATTTTTGGGTGGTGTTTATTTTCTGACCAATCTATATAACGTAGGTTATTATTTACGATTGTGTCTTTAAAATCGGAATTCATCAATACTGTTTGGAAATACATTTCATCGGGTATTTGTGAAAATTTAAAAAAATCATAAAAATATTCTTTTTTTGAAAAATCTTCATATAAAAATAATAGACATTCGTGTGTTATCGAAAACCATTGTGAACCATCATAATATTTTATATTGATATTAAAAATCCTTTTATCCCCTAAAAATTTCCAAGATTCATCAATATCCCATGATTTAGAAATTCTACTAAACTTTGGTTTATTTGGTAATAAATCATGGTATTCTATATAATTTTTTCCATTATTTTTTATGAAAAAATCATCTATTACATTTCTACTTACGATAGGTAGACATGAATTACTTAATAGGTGTATATAATCAGCATTAAATCCACTTTTTAAATATTCGTCAAATAATTCAAAGGTAGCTTCAATCATACTGAATCCACCCCATTTTACTTGAACACGTTTTTTTATAAATATTACATTATCTGAAAATTCAGATAAAGCACTTTTAAACACATCAATATATGATTTAGCATCTATATGTATAAAAATTATATCATTTTTATTAGTTAGTGTTGAAATCAACTGTCTTAATTGATTTGGTTTATCATGTGCTAAAATTAAGTAAGCAAATTTCATTCTTAATCTTTTTTTTTATTACATCCCTAAATCAAATTTTCTCCCCCAAAAACAGCAAGTATTTAATGCTATTTTTAAATCATCATCATTCAATGTTTTAGGATGTTTATTTTTTTCAGACCAATCTATATAACGTAAATTATTATTTACTATTGTGTTTTTAAATTCCGTATTTAATAGTATTGTTTGAAAATACATTTCATCTGGTATTTGTATATACTTAAATTTTTCATTATATACACCATTATTATATATATTATATAAATATTCTAAACACTCATTTGTTATAGAAAACCACTGTGAACCCTTATAATATTTAATATTGTTATCATATTTTTCATTTATTCCATCATATATAATTTCACTATCTTTTAAAATCCATTTATATAAATATCTATAAGAAAAATTATCATATATATTTACCAATTCATAATTTAGATAATTTTTATTATTGTTACAGAAGAATTTTTTAATTTCATCATTTGGTTTTATCGGTAAGCATACACCACTTATTAGATGAATATAATTAGCATTAAATTTACTATTTAGATAACATTCAAAAAGTTTTATAGTTGCTTCTACCATACTGAATGTACCCCAATGTATATCAATTCTATCATCAAGAAAAATAACATCATTTTTATATTTTTCTAATGCATTATGAAAAATATTAATATCACATTTTTTATCAAGGTGTATAAAAATTTTAGTATCTTCATTTAAAATTGAAGATACTAAATAATTTAATTGATTAGGTTTTTCATGTGCTAATATTAAATATGCAAATTTCATGTTACTATATTGTTTTTATATGTCTAATATTCTTTTAGCTATTTGCATGGTGGAATACACATCTTTTTCACAGTATGTTTTAATACGTTCTAAATCATTGTTATACCAATACGTATGATGAACTTCACTTCCATTTATGTCATCTTTTGGTGATTCTATACCTAATTCATAACAAACTTCATCTAAAGAATTATAATATTTTGCACCGAATTTCCATTTATCAGCTAAATCAAATGTTCTTACTTCCCAAGGTTTCTTATCATATACATTCAATATAGATGGTATTGGTAAATCATATTTATGTAATTTATGTATTAACCAAGGAATATCGAACCCATTTATAACATATCCCGATAATAACATGTCTTTATCAGAAACTTTACTAAATAATTTTGAAACTTGTCTCATTATTTCATATTCTTCATCACCATATATTGAATTAACTGTATATCCATCTTCATTTTTATTTGTAAAATATCCAAATGATACACACACAACTTTACCAAAAGTAGAAAACAAACCAGCATATTCTTCATATGCTTCTTCGACAGTTGATTTATTTTCTTTCATCCAATCATTTTTATTATACTTCTTTTCAAAAAGTTCTGCACCCTTTGCATCAGCATTTTTATAACTTATGAAATCTTTAAACTTACCAGTTGTTTCTATATCGAAATAAAATAAATTTTTATATTCCATTTTTAACTTTATTAATTTTTTTGCTTCTTAAATATATTTTAGTGAAGTAGTCTTTTTCTATTACTTCATCGCTTATATAACTAATACAATCACTACATGGTGTACATGAATCATCATAACGTTTTTTTATTCTACATGCATCATAAAAATCATGATCTTCAATTGAGTCATGTCTATGTGGACAATTCTTTTTAATAAATCCAATAAATTTAATTTCATCATTTATTGAAGTGGTTCTATCCTTAGCAGTTTTCAAATCTATTTTAACAGTAAAGTCAGATAAACTACTAACTTTAACTTCTATATCACTTTCATTATCTTTTAAAATATTGTTCACTTCATTTGAACCTTTAACGTGTATAACAGTGAATTCGTGATATTGAGTAAAGACACAATATTCTATTCTTATTTCCTTTAGTGATATAACAATATCACCTTCAATTACTTTCATGTTTTTATAAATTGGTATAATCATAATGTACTTTTTATTTTATATTAAATACTAATTAGATTTTTATAAGTTTCAAATAAATCAGTTGGTGTTAATACTTCACCCTTATTATTTATACATTTTACTATTTTATAGTTTGCGAAATCAACCAAACCTAAGTACAAATCCCTTACTCTTGATTGTAATTCTAAATCTTGTTCATGTATATCAGCAGTACCGTTTAAATAATCCCTATCTTCACCTGTGCGATTTGATTCTAATCTTTCTTTTATTACATCAATTGGTAAATCAAAATATATAATTAAATCGGGATATGGTAATTGTAAGAATTTAAATTCAAAGTCATCAATCCATTTAACAATACCTTGTTTCTTTTCATCATCTTCATATTTAGCACCTTGAAATGCCATGTTTGAAAAAACGTATCTATCTAATACAACGTAATCATATTCATCTAAGTGTTTTAATAGTTCTATTTTATACTTATATCTATCCATTGCATAAATGTTTGCTACAAATAAGGGATCAACTTCATCAGCAGAACCATATTCACCTCTTAGAAATGCACTGATTACATCTGAAAATTCATTTGCACCGTACATTGGAAAATGGATATGTTTATAAGATTTACCAATACTTGTTATGTAATCTGTAATCTGCTTTAACTGAGTTCCTTTACCTGCTCCATCATTTCCTTCAATATTTATTAAACGTCCTTTATGTTTTCTTTTATAAAAACCATTCAAGTGTGAATAATCATTATTTGCATTATAACTTACTTCATTCATATTATTTCATATTTTTATTATTATAGGTAATAAAACGAAAAAAGTTATATTTATTTTTGTTTTTCTGCTATTTTTTTCTTATCTTTGTACAAAAATATATCAAATGTATAGAAAAGACAAATATTTATCAAGTTTAGATACAAGTTCGTACCTTAGTTTGGTAGTAGGACTTCAAAAATATTTAACAAATTATTATTTAGCTGAGGTCGGTATAGCTGCTGAATCAATTTCAATAATTGGTATATCAGGTATATGGGAATCAAATACACCATGTTATCAAATTGATGTAACATTAACTAAATGGATAAGGATTAAAAACCCATGTTTTGTAACAGGGTGGGGGAAAGCTAATATTAGAATGTCAATTGAAGAATTTAATACCTTTTTACGAATTATTAAAATAAAAAAGTTTTATGGTAAAAATAGAAGATAATAATTTATCAATGATGTTATGCGTGTTTTTAAAAGAATATCATAAATCTGATGATAGTTTTTGTATTACCCATCCTATTGTTACATCAATATATTTAGAAAATACTGAACCATGTTATGATATATCATATTATCATGTTACAGTTCTTGGTACATATCAAAATTTTAGATATTATATGACAACAAATGAATTGACATTAATTCAAAGAAAATTTAAATTAAAAAAACTTAAAGAAAGGTTAATACAATGCAAGAATTATATGACAGTATAAAGAACACTATAATAGAAAGGATTTTAATTCTTTCTGATGGTGATTCAAAATTTCAAGTAGAATTATTATATAAAAGTATGTACGAAGCATTGCTATCTAAATGTGTTAAAACTGATATTTTTACATTCAATCATTACATTCAAAATGGAAGTCCAAGTATTCAAGGTACACCCGATGTATTTATTATGAACCTACCTTACAAGCGTGATGAACGTGGTAGACTTATTTGTAATACCCAAATAATAATTAATTCTGATGTTATTATAAAGATACAAAATTGCGATTTAATAATACTTAAACACAGAACAGCATCAAATGACCTTGTGCATAGATACACGCACTTTGATATTAGTTTCTTATCATTGATTCATAAATTTTTACATATAAGAAAAAATATATATATGTAAAAAAACATATATTATGATTAAGAAATTTGATGAATTCAATAAGATAGACGAAGGTGAATCATTTAGACCAATGGGGGTGAAAGCACCTGCATTTTGGGGAAGTAAGGAAGATTTAAGAAAGATAATAATGAATGAATTAAAAAATGATCCAAATCTAACATTAAATAATTATGTTGAACTGAATAAATCATATTTTAATAGGTTAAGTGCAGATGACCAAAAAGAATATAATGAAGTTATAGAAAGATTAAATATACCATATTTTCAAAAAGTAAGAACATAAAAAAAATCCACTAATTATTAGTGGATTTTTTATTTATTTAATTTTAAAGAAGAAGAAATCACAACGTCTGTTTGGTCTATACTTAATGGATGGTTCATTTAATTTACCCAATCCGTTTGTAACTATTTTTTCTTCTGATAGTTTCCACTTATTAACCAATTCGTTTTTAACGCTTATAGTTCGATTTACGCTTAGTTTTTCATTATATGGAACATTACCCATGTAATCACAATAACCTCTGATTTCAACGTATAAATTAGGATTAGACTTCATTATAGATGCTACCTTTCTTATTATAAGTTGTGCATTATTATCCAAATAATATTTATCAAAATCAAAATACACACTTGGTACATTGTCTATAAAACTATTATCATTTTTAACACTATCACCTTTATTTATATTAATCGTATTATTGTAATAATTATTAATTATATAGGTATCACCGCAACATTTAGTAGTATCTTTATAAGGTAATTTTGGTTCATCTATATCAATTTTTACTTTTTTACTTTTAAATTTATAACGTAAATAAATGGTACCCGCACCAATAGCATCATTAGTATTACTATCATATCCACCACTACTGTAATATTTTCCATTAGGGAATAATAATTGTATACCTTCTAAGTTATCCTTATTATTAGACCTATAATGTATTTTAGCACCTATATTAAAATGTTTTGATAGTTCATATTCAAGATAAAATGTAATAGGTATACTTAATGAATTACCATAATCAGGTATTGCAAATTTTGTAACACTTGGATTCTTAATAATTGGATTAAAAGTATAATGTGATCCACCTATTCCAATTGAACCATTAAAAGAAAATTTAGAATTAGAATGTGGGAAAAATGCTTTGGTAAAATTAATAGTAGCATTTAAATCACTTTCATACAATCTTGTTTGAAATGACACATAATTATTTTCACCTTTTAATGGGAAGTAATACATATCAAGTGATAAACCTAAAATAGGTGTTAATGTGTATTCGACAGATGCACCTAATGTGATTTGTCTAATTGAACCTGGAAATATACTTGTAATTTTTTGGGATACATCACCATCAAAATAATTACATCCTATTTCACCAACTACTGACCATCTATGGTTATAACTTACTTGTGAATATACCCCAAGACATATAACTAATGATAGAAATAATAACTTAATTTTTTTCATAAACTTTTTTATTTTTTTAAATGTAAAACTTTAAATGGTATGTAAATTATTAATAATAAAATTAATATTAAAGTACCATCACCAACGGGAACTGCTGGATTACAATCTTCATCTACCCATTCCCAATACCCACAAACCCATTCTTTATGATGACCACGATGATATTTCCAATACCCATCAACCCATACATTATGACCGCATTTAACTGGTTCACATTTCGAAGGACCATTTGCATAATTAACTTCATCAATAGCAGGACTTGAAGTGCTTGTTGTTTCAATATTATAATTGTTAGAAGAATATTTACTATCCGATTCAACTTTATGGTTTGAACCAAAATATGTTATAGGTACATCTGAATTAAACACATGATTTTCTCTGTGTTGTTCATATTTTCTATTATTTTCATATGCATAGCTGTTATTTTGGTGTGATATATTCCCTAAAGATTCAATATTACTTGAACCAAAAACAGAATTTGACATTTCAACCATTGGTTCATTATATGATTGACTTGGTGAAATATCTTCATTAGTTGGTGTGGATGATACAACATTCATACCATCTTTATGAAATACTGTAATACCATTGTTTATAGGTTTAATATTATAAGTACTTGATGAATAATATTTATCAGATGTGTAAAGATTAGGACTACCTATTGGTGAATATAAAAATATCACTAATAGAACACCTATCACAAGTACGCTTATTGCTAAAAATTTTTTCATAATTTTATAATATTATTTTATATATTTAAATTAACTGCTACAAAGATAGTACATTTTTTGCTACAAATCTATTTTTTTTAGTTAAAAAGTATTAAAAAGGTAATTTTTAGATTGTTTAACACCTTTTATTTAGATATAATGAAAACATTGTTGTATATTTGCACGTTTTATTACAACAAAAAAGAACATTAAAGAATAATTAATAACGATAATATTTTTTATGAAAGTAGTATAAAAATTTATATATACTAAAAAACTATAACAAATAAATGGACGAATTATTAAACAAGGGTAAAGAACTAATGGATAAAGATATATCCAAAGTTAAAGTTAATTATATTGATTTTGATGGTAATAATAAAATAGGTGAAATTGAAGTACACAAATTATTAGAAAATGAAGTAAAAGACATATTTGATAAAATTAAAGAAAGTGGGTTTCCTATCGAAAAGATAGAACCTATTGATAAATACAACTATTCTGATGAACTATCAGTAAGAGCAAATAATACATCTGCTTATAACTTTAGGTTTGTTGGTGCAACTAATAAATTAAGTGACCATGCAATAGGATTTGCAATTGATATAAACCCATATCAGAATCCGTGGGTACATCCATCTGCACTTAATATAACGTCTTATGATGAATCATTAAAAGGTACAATTTTAAAAAACAGTGATATTGTTAATATATTTGAACAACATGGATGGTCATGGGGTGGTAATTGGAGAAACCCTGATTATCAACATTTTTTCAAAGGTGGTGATTTAAATAAAACAGTGAAAAATAAGTTATATGATGATTTAGGTATAGAAAATCCTTATATACAAGTAACAGAACCAAAAAAAGAATCAAGGATAGATAAATTTAAAGACTTTATGAAAAAACAATTAAAATGATAAATAACATATTAAATAAATTAGAAGGTCCAACGACAGAAGAAGCATTAAGTTATATGAATAACTTATCACCAAAAGATATGTTTGAAAAATCATATAATATTTGTTTTAGGGAAGGTATGGAACAAGGTATTATAAATAAATACAATATACATATGTTTGATGATATATACCTTAGAGATGCTGCACTTACAGGTAAAACAGAAGCTGTTGAAGTATTATTAAAATATGGTGCAGATATTAATGCATTATATGGTTCACCTTTAGCTAATGCGGTATCTAAAAGTCATTATGATGTTGTTAAATTATTATTCGAAAACGGTGTAGATATTGAAAATCACGGTGCTAAATTAGCATATAAAAATGCAATGAAAAATGGAAATACATATTATATAAAATTACTGAATGAATATAAAAGTAAATCTAAAAGTAAATTGGGTATAATTTTAAATAAGATAACAAAATGGGTATATTAGGACATTTAAAAGGACCGAATAATGAAGAATTTTACGACTTTTTAAGAACTTTGTCATCAATAGATGAAGCATTAATAGTTGGTGTAAATGAAGAAGATATGGATATTATTAAAGCTGCATTACAGTGTGGTGCAAATATTCATTATGACAGTGATAAAGCAATTGTTAGAGCAATTGCAAATAAATCATATGATATTGTAGATTATTTATTATCTAAAGGTGCTGATAGAAAAATCGCAATAGTTTCATTGAAGTTAGTAAAAGGTGTATATGATTTTATATTACCACCACATTTAGACGAATTATCTAAAAATCCGTCATATATAAGTTTTTAAAATAATTAACCAAAAAAGTATTTTTGTAATAATTATATATAGTAATATAAAAAATAATCTATATTACTATGTTAGAACAAAAAATTATTGACAAATTAAAAGGTATAATACCTTCTGTTGTCTTAGCACAAATTCCCGAAACCGCAGCAAAATTTAATATATCAACTCCTCTTAGACTTGCACACTTTCTTTCACAATGTCAACATGAAAGTGCAAATTTCACTGCAACCAAAGAAAACTTAAATTATTCGGAAGATGGATTGAAGAAAATTTTTGGTAAATACTTCCCAGGTAATTTAAATGAATCTTATGCACATAAACCAGATAAAATAGCAGCACGTGTTTATGGTAACAGAATGGGTAATGGTGATGAAGCATCAGGGGAAGGTTACAAATATTGTGGTAGAGGATATATAATGTTAACAGGTAAAGATAATTATAAAATATTTGATAAATATGTTGATGAAGATATATTAACATCACCTACATTAGTTGCAACTAAATATCCTTTAATGTCAGCAGCATTTTTCTTTGATAAATCAGGATTATGGACAGTGTGTGATAAAGGTTCAGATTTAGCAACAATAACAGCAGTTACAAAACGTGTAAATGGTGGTACAATCGGTATTTCTGAAAGGATTAAAAATTTTAATAATTTTTATAAAATATTAAATGCATAAAAAGTATATTAAAATTTTAATATATAATAAAAAATAATTATTGAGAATGAAAACAATATCAGATTATAATGAATTTTTAAATGAATCCAAACTACAAGACGATTATAGAGCATTTTTTCTTCATATGTTAGAATTATATGGTGTTAAATCACCAAGTAGTATTAAAGACGAAAAAAAGAAAAAAGAATTTTTTACTGAAATCAATAAAGGTTGGGTAAAAGGTCAAGGTCTATCTAAACATGGTGAAAAACTTATGGATTGTGAATCTTTAGAAGATGAATGTGAAGATAAAAAAGACATGTAATAATTCATTAAAGCAGTATAAAAGGGGAAATTATTTTCCCCTTTTTTTATAATTAAATTCTTCTTCTGTTTTTATATATTTTTGGGTGTTTATACACTTTTTTGTAATACATAAATTATTAATTGATGATATTTCTTCTATTTTTATATTATTATCATATCCATATCTAATAGATATTTTATGATCAATTGTTGGATAGTTTGAACTTCTTGAATCAATTATGAAATTATTTTTTATATATTCACCATCATAGTAATCATATCCATCCCAACTATTTAATAATTCTTTTTTTATTTTAAGTGTTAACCGATTAACTATTCTTTTGTATAATTTAAAATCTTCAAATTTTTCATCTGATATAATTAATCCTTTCTTAATTTTAGTATTTCTTGTTTTTATAATATTATTTTTAATTATATCTTTATTTTGAAATGGATTTTCACAACCATATTTTATTAAATTAGTTTTTGTTCTTTTTTCTAATAAATCTATTGAATTTTCTATAACATAATCCGAAATTTTTTTCTTTACTTCATCCAAGAAAGAAACATTATCTACACCATAATTTTCGTTATTTGTTATTTTAGTTTTATGAAATCTACATCCACTACATGCATAAAAATTTTTATTTTTTAAACATGTATTATAACTTTTATATTCTTTCATTGAAGTTTTGTGACAAATATCACATTCTACTTCTACCATTACATGACTATTTATATTTAAATCTTCTATTTTTAAAATGAATATATCATTCATTTTGGTGTACTTATATCCTAAATCCATATAAGTTTTTTTATTATATGAATTCCACTTCATTGCTACCACTTTAGTTATTACCATGAATTATATATAAAAAGATATAAACCAAACCAATAAAACTAACTATATAAGATAAAAGTAAAATAAAGCATACATGAATAATAAAACAATTAGTGATAAATATATAAAACTTTCCCAACGAGAACATGTATTAACAAGACCTGATACATATATTGGTTCAGTGAATAAAGAATTCAAATCAATTTATGTTGCTACAAATTACAGTGAAAATATTAAAGATACAAAAATGATTTACGAAAGTTATGAATACACACCAGCTTTCATAAAGATATTCGATGAAGCAATAACAAATGCTTCTGATCATGCAATTAGAACAGGCGAAGTAACATATATTAAAGTAAATATAATAAATGATATAATATCAGTTGAAAATGATGGTCCTGGTGTACCTGTTATAATGCATGATAAGGAACATATTTATATACCCGAACTTGTGTTTGGACATTTATTATCAGGTGAAAATTTTAATGATATGGAACAGAGATACTTAGGCGGTAGGAACGGAATTGGAATTAAATGTACTAATATTTATTCCAAATCCTTTTTATTAGAAACATCAGATGGTATAAAATCATACAAACAAGAATTCACTGATAACATGTCAGTTGTTAATACACCTAAAGTAAAAAAATGTAAACAATCTTATACTAAAGTTACTTATAAACCTGATTTTGAAAAGTTTTCAATGACTGAAATTGATGATGTAACGTTATCAATATTAGTAAAACGTATAATTGATATAGCTGCATATAATCCAACTGTAAAAGTATATTTCAATGAACAAATTGTTCCAATTAAAACATTTAAAGATTATATTAAATTATTTACATCTGAAAATGATGAAATTTTTTATGAAAAGGTAAATGAAAATTGGGAAGTTGGTGTAATTAAATCACCAATAGATGCATTCACACAAGTTAGCATGGTTAATGGTATTTCAACTATTTTAGGTGGTACACATGTTAATTTTGTTACTAATAATTTAGTTGTACCATTGAAAGAACAATTAGAAAGAGGTGTTAAAGGATTGAATATTAAAGTAAATGATATTAAAGGAAGGGTACTATTATTTGTAAATAGTAGATTACCTAATCCAACATTTGATACACAAACAAAAGAAAACTTAACACTTCGTTTGACATCTCAATTAACTAAAGATGTTAAGATTAGTGATAGCTTAATAAAGAAATTAAGTAAATCTGATATTTTTACTGATTTGGTTGAACTTTCTTTAATGAAAGAAAAATTAGATGCACAAAAAGAATTAAATAAACAAGTAGGGAAAAGAATACGTGTAGAAAAATTATTTGATGCAAACAATGCTGGAAAATTAGGTAGATCATCAGGATGCTATTTATTCATCACAGAAGGTGATTCTGCAAGAAATTTTGCAGTTGCTGGATTTTCAATTACTGGTCGTGATAATTATGGTTGTTTTCCTATTCGTGGTAAATCATTAAATGTTAGAGGGGTAGCTTTACAGAAAATTAAAGACAATGATGAATTAAAAAATATCATTCAGATTTTAGGATTAGAATTTGGTAAAAAATATAAATCTACTTCTGAACTTAGATACGGTAAAGTAGTACTTACATCGGATTCAGATACTGATGGTTATCATATTAAGGGATTACTTATTAATTTCTTTGAAATATTTTGGCCAGAATTATTAAAACTTGATTTTATTTATGAATTTGTAACACCAATTATTATTGCAACAAACGGTAAAAGAAAAAAATTCTTTTACAAACAAAATGAATATGATAAATGGTGCAGTGAAATAGGTAACTTATCTGCATATAATATTAAATACTATAAAGGTCTTGGTACACTTGGTCCACAGTTAGGTAAAGAATTATTTAAAGATTTAGATAAACATTTGATTCCATTTCATTATTCAAATCCAGAAAGAACAAAAGATTTAATTGATTTAGCATTTAATAAGAAAAGACCTGATGATAGAAAAGAATGGTTGAGTAATTATGTTTTAAATGCATCTTTTGATAAATTTGCACAAAAGACAACATTTGAATCGTTTATGGACAATGAATTTATAGAATATAGCATGGAAGATAATGTTCGTTCTATTCCTTCTATTGTTGATGGGTTTAAACCAAGTCAAAGAAAAATTTTATATACTTTGATGAAGTTAAATAAAACAGGTGAAATGAATGTTGGTGAATTATTTGGTTATGTAAAATCAACCGCAGAATATCATCATGGTCCACAATCACTTGAACAAGGTATTATTTCAATGGCACAAGAATTTATAGGTTCAAATAATTTATCAATTTTAGAACCACTTGGATCATTTGGTACCAGAATCAGTGGTGGAAAGGATAGTTCAGCAGCAAGATATATTTATACAAAATTAAGAGATATCACAAAAGATATATTTATGAAAGAAGATGGTGATATTTTGAACTATTTAGATGTAGATGGTAAGAAAGTAGAACCAGATTATTACTTACCTATTATACCACAAGTATTATTAAATGGTGTTGAAGGTATTGGTACTGGTTGGTCTTCAACCATACCTAAATTTAAATGTGAAGATTTAATAGAATATATTGATAATAAAATATCAGGTAAAAAGAAAAATATTGAACTTTTACCATTTTATGAAAATTTTACAGGTACTTCGTATTATGATAAAGAAAATAATAATTTCATGACAAGGGGTACTATTAAAAAAATAAATGATTCTACTTTAAATATTACTGAATTACCTATTAATGTATGGAATGATAATTATTATCTTACATTAGAAGAAATGATTGATGATAAAATTATTAAAAATTTCCAAAAAAACTGTACTGATGAAAAAGTAAATATTAAAATAAAAATACAAAATGAAATTTTAAGTAGTTTTTCAGATGATGAATTATATACTAAGTTTGATTTGGATTCTAAAATAAATATGTCTAACATGCATTTATTTAATGCTGATGGTAAAATTAAAAAGTATAATGACCAATATGAAATAATTGATGAATATTATTCTATTAGATTAGAAGGTTATCAGAAACGAAAAGATAGTTTGTTATCAAAATTTTATAATAAAAAAATATGGTATGATAATACCATAAAGTTTATAAAGTTAGTTTTGAAAGATGAAATAAAAATTAACAATGTTGGTATAGATAAAATTATTCAATCATTACAAAAAAATGATATAGCAGAAATTGATGGTGGATATAATTATTTATTAAATATTGCAATTTATAAATTAACAAGAGAAGAATTAGTGAAATTACGTGATAATTATAGAGAATTAAAAGAAAATATTAAAGAATTAGAAGAAGATACACCCGAAAAAATGTGGCATAATGATTTAATTAAATTAAGAGCGTCATTAAAGAAATATAGAAACAATAAATAATAAAAAAAGGATACAATTACTTGTATCCTTTTTTTATGATAGTACTGGATATATCCGACCCTTATCATCAGGTGGTGTATTATTACCTGATGATAATAATTGAAACGGTCTTTTTGTAACACCTACACGATAATCAAAATGAACATAATCACCAACACCAAACCATTTCCATCCCCTATTTTCAAGATAATTTTTTGCATATTGAAAAACTTCTTCATTAGTAGAATCTTTACCTATTTTTGAACCATCACCCCTATAAACATTAATATCCATTGCTAACCCTGCTTCGTGATACGATGTTCCTGGTTTAGCTGCTTTTAAAACATTTGGATCTTTATTTTGCCACCTTTTATATAATTCTTCTTGGTATGCATAATTTCTATATACTAAATTAACACCAAGATGAGAACCACCATAATTGCTTTTTAAGAGCGCATTTAAATCATTATAGGTAGTTATACCATATTGTCTAATAGATGGATGTAATGAGCTTAAACTTGCTGATTTGTATGCAATAGAACCATCACCATTATATATTGTATCTGATGTATTTTCACTACCATCAGGATATGTTATTTGTTCTGCTTCATATTCACCCGTATATGCTTCTAAAGGAATAGTTGGTTCTCTTTTAATATCAGGTAATTCAGCTAATGAAAACGGTGAATATGGTTTTACTGCTTCATCTACAAACCCATATCCCATAGTACTTACACTTTCCGATGCACCATCAACAATTTTAGAAACTGGATTTATTAAGTGCGATGGTACAATACTACTAACTGTTGCAGGTGATGTTACACTTGTTGCTGCTTTTGCTGCTTCTTCTGCTGCTGCTGCTGCTGTTGGAAGGTCTAATGCAACCTTCATTAAATCACCTATACCATCTTTTGTTGGTATCTTAAATAACGCTGAAAAAAAAGATATAATTTTATCAAATTTTAATAATGGTAATCCTGTTATAAAATCAACAATACCACCTAATAATTTACCAAGTAACCCAATTATCATTTGCATTGGAAAAACCAAGAGACTAATTAACAATTGAATTAATTTTGAACTACTTGCTGCTTCTGGACTTAGTTTGTTTAATTCTGCTTCTTTTTCCGTTTTTAATTGTTTTAAAGAATCTAACTTATTTTTATCAGATTCATTATCAGTATTATCACTACCTTTTATTTTTGCATCATTAATCCTTTTTTTGAATTGTGTAATAGCATCTTCTAAAATAGTTATTTGTTCTAATATAGTATCAACATTATTTTTTTGGTTTACAAGTCTTTCTCTATACCCATCTATTACAAGTTCAGTTACCAATACATCTTCTTTTGGTGCTTCTTGTCCTATTCTTTTATATCCTTCTCGTTCAACATCACTTAAAATAGGTGTTCTATATTGTTCTGATGTTTTAAGTTGTTTAGTAGATGGTTTATCTAATAAATCATTTAATGCTTGTATTCTTTGTGCATAAGATGGTATATTTTCTATTTTATATTTATTAATATCTTCTTCTAAATCCAATTCTTCTTTTTCAATTTCATCAATTAAAAAACCTGCTGATGTTCTTAAATAATGGTAATCACCATTAAACCCATATAAATATCTTGTTTTACTCCCAACTTTAAATTCTTTTACTTGGATTTTATTATCATTTAAATAATTATTTTCTTTTTGATAAATGCTTAATCTATCTGTAAATGTATAAGATAGAAAATTCACATTATATGTTGTTATCAAACCTAAAGTTGATGAAGTTGTATCAATTATATAATTTATACTACTATTCATATCACTACTATTACCAGGTGTTACACCTAATCTTAACCCATCTTTTATAGCATCAGAAAAATATATACCTTGTGAATTCAATTCAGATGTTATACTATCTAATGTACCTGCTTGTATTTTTATACCCTTCCCATCTTGTATTTGTTTTGTTAAGAATTCATCTAATATAACCTTCTTTTTTAAAATTATATCATTATGTATTCCAATTACTAAATCAGATATATCAAGTGTGGACATATATAACATTGATTTTAATACTGAAAGGGATACTTCCATAACACCTAATGCATTTGTTAAAAAATCTTTATTGTTTTGACTTTTACTATCATTTATTTCATTTATCTGATAATTTATATCTTGAACTTCATTAAATTTATTAGTAACATCAATATCCTTAATCTTAGATAATCTATCAATATCTTTTTGTGCTGAATCTATTTGACTTTTTATATCTTTCTTCATATCCAAATCATTTACAGGTACAAGACTAAGTTCTTTATTAAGACCTGATATTTTTTTAGTTATGTTTTTTATTTTATCAGAAGGTAAACTTGCGTATGGTTCAGTTTTTGATATACCTAATATATCAATAGCTGGTATAGCAATAGCTAATCCGAATAATGGTATAGAAAATTTAGGTATAGGAATTTTTATTTTCATTAATTTACCCGCTACTTTTTTTAAAATCCAATTCAATGTATCGGTAACTATTGAAATTGCTTCATTAACCATATCAAGTATTTTTTTAATAATTTCTATGATTTTTTGAATTAGAATCGGTAAAGTATATGGTAATGCGGGTGTAAGTATGGGCATTATAAACGAATTTACTATTTGGTCAATTGCTTGCTTTACTATTTTAAATAAGAATCCAAGTATATCACCTATTGTTAATATCGTTTGTTTGAATAATGTAGCTAAACCTGGTTTTTCAGGATTAACTACGGGTGTAGTTGGTTTAACTTCATTTTTATAAATTGAATAATCATAATCAGTAGTAAGAGGATATCCAAATACAGCACCCATAGTTTTATCTAAGGGTTCTGCTATATTGAAATCAATTTTTATATCTGAATAACCCACTTTGATAAGTTCTTCATCAAACTTAATTGTAGGGTCAACATATCCATGAGAATTATTTACCATAAATAATCTTATTTATAATTTTTATTAATAAAATCTTTAAATTTAAAAGTTTTATGTTCATCAACCTTAATTGAATATCTTATTGGTTCTACTAATTTTATTTCAGTAGTTTTAAATTTATTCAAATTATTATTAGTAATAAGGTGAGTGTATAATACAGGTGTATAATTTTTAACTCTATCTATTATTTTGTGAAATAATTCATCTTCTGTATTTCTTAAATATTCTTCTAAATAATATTGAACATCATTAGCTACATTTATATTTTGTATTTCATCATCATAAAAATGTATTTCTTTAAAAAAATCTTGTTTAATTGGGATAAAGTGGTTATCCTTAATATGGAAACCAATTAAATGTTCCAATAATATTTTCATTTTTTCATAATTAATCTTATCATTTGTTCTCATTTCAAAAAAGTTTGAAACATAATAAAATTTAGTTATTTCTAACCCATCTTTTGCTAATTCATCTTTTAATGATACTAATAAGTTTTTATCCTTATCAGCATCATATCTTGCTGATATAATACCAATTTCAACACCCTTTTCACCAATCAGATGTCTAATATTTTCTTTAAATATGTTTAAATTTAAATAATAGTCTGGGTTAGTATATTCAATAAAAGACACACCTAAATCGGTTAATTCTATTTTTGGATACTTCTTTTTAATCTTATCAAACATATTATCACTAATCCAAAATGTATTACCATTAAATTCTATAAGATTTTCTTCTTTCTTATAAACACCATTTAAAATATCTTTTATTTGAATTTTGTTTAGTTTTATTAATGGGTTATTAGGTTTATTCTTTAATATAATCCACGCTTTTAGTTCTACTTTCCATAATGTATTATCTAAATCAAAAAAATGTATAATCTTGCTCATAGTAAATTGGTATATTTTTATTTACTTATATATATAAAATATATTATCTAACAATAAAAGACCTACAATTTAATATAGGTCTTTTAGTTTAAAATTTAGGTAGTTTTGGTATACTACCTGCTATTTTGCTTGGATTAAAGTTACCGAAATTATATTTACCTGATGTATCAGATTCTTCTTTTTCATTATGTTCCTTTTCTTCCTTATTACGTCTATTCAACATCTTTATATACAATTCATATTCCCAATAGTACCATTTATCAACTACATCAGTTTGAACTTTTGTATCTTGTACCATAAGTTGAAATTTATTAACTAATAAATCTTCAACATTCACTTGAAACATTGATAAAACTTTTTGCAAAAATAATGAATAACTATCATTAAATGCTGTCCAAGATATCTGGGATTTCGAATATTGCAGATGCACCGCTGGGAAATGTAAAATCTGTGTGGACCTCCGCACCACACTCAGTACATTCCATAATTAATCCTTTAATACCAAATGTCATATTGTTAACAACTGCGTTTAATTTATTAAATAAAATCAAATCATCAATTGCAGTAAATTCTTTTACCTTTGCTTTAATTCCTTCTGTTGTAATTGAATTTCTATCGTGTAACAAAAATGGAACTATTTTCATGAATGATATATTAGGTTTTTTATCATCTTGAACTTCCCTTTTAATTTCTTCATAGAAATCTTCTTGAATACCTATTGTTGGAGCACCCAATTTCCACGAAATACCTTCATGTATAAATTCATAACATCTGTCGCTATTATTCCATAATTTATCAATTTTTGGATTAGTGTTATTTAATTCAAATGTTGCTGGTCCTGCTTGACCTGCTGTTGCTCTGAATGGAATAGAAAATTCATTAGAACAATGATTACATTGTATTTCTTTTGTTAAAGTATGTCCACCTGCAAATGTCATTTCTCTTATCATAAAAATAATAAACATTCTATCTGCATCTTTTAAATCCCTATAAGTTCCTTTTTTACCATCAGGATATGTAAATAATACATTTCTTGCTAATAGTTCATTCATTTTTTCTGTTATATCAACAAAATTTTTATCATCTACAACTGAATATGCTTGTATTTCATTAACTTTTGCGGGTCTTATTGCAATTTTTGTACCTGGTCTATAAAATTTAGAAGAAGGTAAAGAATTAATATCAATGTTCGAATAGTCCATTGTTGGGGGTGCATAATTATCATTAACCAAATCAAAATCTTCTGTTACTTTTGTTTTTGATTTCTTTGAAACAGTTTTGTCACCATTTAGTACTTTTTCAAGATATTCTTGATTTTTAATTTCATCATTATTATTCATGTTGTAAAAAAGTTATTTTTATTCTATATATTATAGAAAGTCAATCCTAATCAATTATTATGGGTAAATATATAAACAATGTTTAAATTTATATTATATTAATATAAATTAACTATTGTATAAAAATTGGAAGTTCGTTGTTTGTTGTTTGTGTGAATTTATTATAAAAAGTAATTATAATGTATATATTAAATAAAAATATCGTTTTTCCAAAAAAAAATATCCTTTAAATAAATAAAGGATATTTTTTGTAAGTATCTGATTATCAAAGAATTAGAAATAATAGTCCTCCCACCAGTCAACTGCCCAAATTGCAGTTAATTCGTGAATATCTGCACCACCACCCCATACTAAATCTTCCATACCAGAAAAACCTGTGATTTGACAATTGTGATAAGTTACTCTACGGATAACTTCACCTTCTCTATCGTGTTGGTAAACAATAATTTCACCAACTACTCTACTTTTATAGTTAGATGAACCATCTTCATTATTCCAAACTAAATCATACCAATCTTTAATCATTCTAAATGTGAATAATTGTTTGCTATCGTTTTGGTTAACATTAAAAACAAATGTTAAGTCAGTAATAGATGTACTATCAGGAAAACCAACGAATAATCTTGTTGAATATTTATACTTTTGTGAAGCAGTAGTCAACGTAGGATAAACAGGCATTTTTGCTGATGTAGTGTTTTCTAATAATAATGTTTTAGAATTCGTATGCATTGAAGCTATATCAGTTGGTAGTAATATTTCAACTTCATATAAATTTTTGTATGAAGGTTCCCAATTACTATTATGTGATGTTATTTGTGTAAAATGTGGTAATGCCATAATTTTTTATTTTATTTTTTATACATTATATATAAATTATATATTCTTATATTTTTATTATTTATAAGCTGATTTTTCAACTTATTTTATATATAAATAATAAAAAATCATTTTTTTGTTTATACCACCTTATTCTATCATTTACAATTAATTATTTTTAATATATAAGAATATAGAATAAGAAATAAAAAATTAACATTTAATGATAACAAAAATTAAAAATAAGCAACTTGAAATTATATCGGATTTTGATATAAATAATAATAGATTAATAAATGTTGATTCACCGATTGATAGTAATGATGCGGTAAATTTAAAATTCATAAATGAAACATCTGTTAATTATGCTTTAGGTACTGGTCTATATACAGGTGGTCTTATACAAATTATTGATGATAATACTTTTAATATATTAGCAGGTATTGGTAATTTTGTTAACCCAATAACCAAATCAATAATTCAATTAATTTGGACTGATAAATTAAATATATCTATTATAAGTTTTGGTTTAACAGAACTTTTTATTTATATTGCTATTGATAATAATAGTAATATAATTCAACAATTATCTAAATTTACAGTAGAACAAAGAAATAGTTATGTCGTATTAGGTCAGTTATTAATTAAACCAAGTAATAGAAAGTTATATAGTGATTCTTTATTTAAACCTATTTTTAGTAGGGATTTACCATCAATAATTGATATTCATATAAATGAAGGACCAAAGGTAATTAGTGGTAATATTGTCACACCGACTGATTCAAATTCTTTTTTAGATGTAAGTGGTGGTGATGTTGTAGGATATTCAATAAATTCAAAATATGATTTAAGATATCCTAACCAAAAAACACTTATTTCAAAAACACATATAAAGTTTTTTACATCATATTATAATGGTTCTACATGGATTTACGGTGGTGATGCTAATAATTATGATTCAATAGATACTAATCATTGGTCTAATGGTACAACTAATTTACAAGTTACAACAAATAATAATTATACGTTAAGAATATTATGTAGGTCTTGTTTAAGTGATGATATATTATTTTTAATATACCCAACACAACACACTGAATATAAAGATATAACATCTGCTGAAAGTGATTTACAACTATTAGGTATTAATATTCCTAATGAAATTTTGATTACGTCTGTACCATTATGTTTTTTAATAGTTAAAAATAACGCAACTAATTTATCAGATAGTACACAATGTAAAATTATACAAATAAAGTCAATATCAGTTTCTGCTGGTTCTGTATCAAATACTGCTGTAAATATTAGTTATGATAATTCAGATGCAATTAATTTAGATTCTACTAATGTACAAGATGCATTAAGTACTATAAATAATAAGATAGAATCTTTAGATTATGTAAAAGGGAATTTTAATATGTCTGCTATGACGGGAACAAATATTCATTTAGCAACAAGTATACCTATTTTAAATAAACCTTTAACATTAGTTAGGGTTGAAGTTAATGGTGTTCCTGTAAATCTCGGTGATGGTGTAAAAATATATGACTGTTACTTTTCAAGTGATAATGGAATAACAGCAAAATCATTAAATAATGTAGATATAGGGGATTTGTTATTTTGGAATGAAAATACCGCATCATATCATTTAGAATCTGATGATTCAATATTTTTCATATATTTATCTATATTATTATAAAAAAAACCACTCTTTTGAAGTGGTTTTTTAATATAGTATTGTAATTAAGCTCCGAATCCAGTTGAAGTAATTGTCCCTGTTTTTTCGATTGTAATGTTATTAACAATCCAACCCATACCTTTAACAATTTCAACATGTGTATCAAGTACACCACCTTGTAAGTCTATAATATAATTTGTATTATTACTAATATCAATTACATTTCTAAATGCATACAATCCACCTTTTTCTACATAACCCCTACAAATTGTATCAGCTTTGTATTTGATTTCAGAACGAATACCTGGTGTATTAAATTTCCATTGGTATCTTAACAACATATCATAAAGGTCATTTTCTAATTCAATAAGAACTTCTCTTGAATGTATATAACTTAATGAAGATATTGGGAATACACTTGCAGTACTTTCATCATTTATAATATAACCAACTTTTCTTACGAATGTTATTGGATTAACACCCATTTGTGCTAAGTTTGTTAAATCATCATCCGTAAAATCAATTTCTGTTTTACCCATACCTGAAATAATACCATCATTAACACCTGCTACAATTGTCCAAGGGTAAGTTGCAGAACTATTAGATAGTTGTTTTCTCATATAAGCAGTTGCAGCAAATGCTGCTGGTGGTACTTCTTTAGTTACACCGTCTACTGTATGTGTTACATAAGGGAAGAAATAACCAACTGTTGAACCACCCACACCTTCACCGAAAGTATATAAGAAGTTAGGGTTTTTATCTAAGTTAGCACCGTCTTTAAGATATACTGTACTAAATGCACCATATTCATCAACATAACTTGGATTGTATGACTTTTTGAAGTCTTTAACACTTGGCATATTAATGAAACCTAAACAGTTTAATTTTTTACCACAAATATCAAGATATTGTTGTTTTGAATTTTCACTTAAACCTAAACCAAATGAATCTACTAAATATCTCCATGAAATTTTATTTTTGTTTACTAATCCTTTAAACATTTGTGTTCCTTGACCCATAACATTTAAAATTGTGTTCAATCTTGCTTCTGTACCGTTAGGTATTGAATCAATATTCAATTTAAATGGAATTAAATTAGCACCTTTTAAATGTGTTGCATATTGATAAATTGCAGGATACATTGTTGTATAATATTCTTCTTTATCTAAAATCTTTGTGATTTTAATTGGACCATCAGTAAAAACATTTTTTAAAGTAGTATCAATAACATCGTTTTTAACACTTATTACTCTAACTAATTTTCTTGGTGTATAATCACCAATTGAAAATCCTTCACCAACATTTGAATAATATGCTTCATCATAATATGCTTCAATATACATACCAACTTTTACTTCTGGGTATCTTTCTTTACTCATCTTTATTGATAAAGTATTTGTTGGATCAAAACTTACATCCAAACCATCAATTTGAATTGTTTCTTTCCAATTACCAATATCTGAAAGGATATCAAGTGGTAAAAATTCAGGTGAAAAATCGAATGTTAATGTCATAATACCGTTTGCATCAACAAACATAGTAAGTGCATCTTTAACACCATTTTTTAGAATATAATCACCATTATTAATTTCACCGTTAATATAATCTAAATACAATGCTGAATATTTTGAAACAACATTTGTCATAGTATCATACGCAGTAGTCATAACATTACCACTTACATAATTAAATTCATTATCAATATAATAAATAGCACCATTTAAATAATTAGTAGGATTACTAATATAAATGTTAACAGTTGCTAATGATAATGATGTACCTGGTATTGATATTGGATCAATAATAGATTCTTTACCCGCACCTGATAATTTAACAATTACACCTTTATTAGTAGCAATATTACTTGATAATTCAGTATAATATTTAGAAGCTCTTAATTGTTTATAATAATCAGAATTTGAACTTAAAATTCTTGTTACATCAGTGTAGGTAAATACAACACTTAAAAATTCACCAATATTATCAATTCCTTGACCGAATTCTACTGGAAGTGTAACAAACCCTGAACCATTTACAGATACTTCATTATAGTAATAATTTGTAGTTTCTGTATCATTTATTATTTTAACAGTACCTAAAATAATAGTATTGTTATTATTGAAATTTATTTCTCTTAAAATTGTTTCACCACTTATAGAAGCTATACCCTTTTCAACTTGAAAACCATCAGAATCTAAATAAATAATATCTGTTCTTTCTGTATTAGGTGCAATATTATCTAAAATTATACGTTTTTCTTCACCATTAATTGTGTATTTAGCACCGTTTATAATATATGATGCATTTGATAATGGAAATATTGCTTCAATTTTTAATGTACTTGCAACAAGTGGAGCTACACCTACTTGTGAATTATCTGTTATTTCAGAAAATATTATACCATCTGTACTCCAATTTAACATTGATGTACCATAATCACCGATTCCAATTGTATTTACAGCAAAAACATTATTAGCTGCATCTAATGAAACATTATCATAACTTTTTATTTCTTTTAAATCTTGATTATATGATAAGAAATTTATACTTTCTTTATCACTTCCAACAAGCGTGAAACCAACCATATCAACTAAATCACTTAGATAATCACTATCTAATAGTAAATCTTTATTATATGCACAAAATAATGATGTTGAATTTGTACTATCGTTTATAACAGTTTCAATGAACATATTTCTACTGTTCAAATCTTGAAATTCTGGTATTAAAGAAGCATCATAATTACCTAATACACTAACACTTGATTCATTTAAAAAATTTGTAATTGTTGAAATTTGTAATCCATCTGTTGTAAAATATTTAGACCATTTAGAATCAACACTTAATTTTTTATAATCATTCCAATTACCTTCTAATATTAATACAGTAACTAAATAATCTGAAATTAATGATTTTGGATGAATATATGATGGTACTTTTGTTTCACCATTATACCAAACTTCTGCTGTAACATCAAAATTAGTAGCATTTGATTTGAATAAAAATACTGTTATAGCTTTATCACCCATATTTGTCAAATGTAATAATCTCGATACATCATTTTGTTCTGATTTAATTAAATCTAAAAATGTTTCGGTATCTTTTTCCCAAAAATCTTGTCTATTGAAAAATAATTCATAATCAGCAGTAAAAGGTTTACTAAGGTCAGAACTATCATATTTAGATGTTGTTGAAACAGATACATAATTTAATTTATCACGACCTGAAATAGTATCTAATAAATTGAGTGCCCAAATTGGACCAGTTTCTAACATTTTTAAACAGGTTCTATGAAAATATGAACCTTTTCTTTCTAATTGATAATCAATTGTTCCAAATGTTGTTTCAAATGCAGTCGGTGTTTCAATATACACTGGGTAGTTGAAAGGTCCTTTCTTTGAAAATCCTGGTACTAAATTAATTAATACGTTTTGTAATGGTGGTGTTGTAATCGTTGAACTATTAGTTTCTTCGATATAAATACCAGGTCTTACATATTTACCTAAATCTTTTTCTTGTATTGGCATCTTTTAATATTTTATTTTTTAAAATACATTTATATTTCTATATATAAATAATTAAAAACAATAATTCTCAACTATTTTATCTTATATTTATTTTATATATTTTATTTTAAATTTGTATTTTAGTAAATAATATATAAAAAGAATATAAATCTAAAACTTTATAGTAAAAATGATATATACATAGGTATAAACAATAAAAAAATGAAATTATGAAGGACAAGGAAAATATAAAAAATATAAATAAATTATCGGTTTCTTATATTATGTTGATGGGGTTAAATGGACAAATTTTAGAAAAGAATAATCCATTTTTAACTTACTTAATGTTTAATATGTTAATGAGTGGGTATGATGAAAAATTTAATGGTAATGATGAATTAAATAGAATTGTTTACTTAGTTGATGTTGAAGATGGTATTGAAAAGAAAATAAATATAATACCAAACGAATTATTGCATTTGATGATTGAAGAAACATATATAATGTATAAAAAATTAGATGAACTTTCAACATTGGTTGACCCACAAATTAATGAACAAATAATTAGTTATTTGGATGATAAGGAAGAATTTATAAATGAAATAATTACAAATTTTAAAAGGTCATTAGTTTTTATCCTTTTAAATTTCAAATCAATGAATAAGTCTTATAATAATATAAAAATTGATATTTTAAGTAATGAATTGAAAGAAGTTATTAAAATAGAAGATTATGATAATGCAATTATATATCGAGATAAAATAAATGAAACAAAAGAACGACTTAAAAAAATAACAGAATAAAAAAAAGGATTGATAATTTATCAATCCTTTTTTATTATTTAACTTCTTCAAAATAGAAATCGTTTTCATCAGCATCCCATGTAAGACCAAAAGTTCTTCGTGGATCATTACCATTATGAAATATCCATGTTACTAAACTTTCTATTGATTTACCATAATCTTCTAATAATAAATTAATATTATAAGATGAAATATGACCAACTTTCTTACCGTTTAATAAATCGGTTTTTATATCTTGCATAAAATAATTAAGACTTATA